TCAGTCAGAGCATAACTGAAATTCGTACTCCTGGTGCCATTGTGACTGAACAAAAATACATAGAAGAATTTGTGACCAACTGCGATCGAATCATGTTCAACAACATCAGAGACTATGTGATCAAACTGCGTGAAAGCAGTGAGTTGAAACCCCTAGACATCACCTGCCCTTCCTGCAGTCATCAGTATCAGCAGATGTTTACCATGGACATGGCCAATTTTTTCGTAGCCGCCTCCTGACAATTGACACAGCTCAGATTGTCAAACTGATCGACGGCATGGAAAAGGAGGCCATGAACATACGCAGCGAAATACTGAAATTGTGTTGGTACATGCGCGGCGGGTTAACTTATTCAGAAGGCATGAATTTGAGCAGCCAAGAACGCGAATTGATCAACAACATAGTGAAAGAAAATTTAGAGACCACAAAGAAAAGCGGCTTACCTTTTTTTTAACATCCATGAACTTTGAACAAGCAAAACTAGATATTGAACAGTGGATTGTTGACTTTGTAGAGAAGCCCAATCCCTTGCTGAACAACTGGCCTCCATGTCCCTATGCCCGTCAGGCCAGACTCAATCAGCAGATTGATATCAGGCAGGGCTGTTACAATCCCATAGACGATATAAAACAGGTCAACATGGGCAACTACGATGTTGTAGTGTATGTGTACGATCGAGCTCGATGGTCAGCCAACGAATTCAATGAACTGGTAGAAACTGCCAACATATCTTATCTAGCACAACGTGGTCTGATAGCCTTGGCAGATCACCCCGATGATGTAGAAACTGTTGCAGGTGTGGTCATGAATCAAGGTACCTATGCCATTGTGTTTGTGCAGGACTTGGCCAAACTCAATCACTTTGCCAAGATATTGGGCAAGAAAGATTTTTACAAGGGCTGGCCCGAAGAGTATCTTGCAGTATTGTTTAGTGGTCGCGAAGATCCCAGATCATGACATACGAATATGCCCGCATTGACCTTGCCAAGACTACATATCAGGCCACAGTGACCTGGCAGTATCTGCAGGATCCTGACATAGCAGAACTCAATGACATCTACAGAACATACTGTATCTACCGGCACTTTGGATCTGTGATGCCAATATTTGATAGTCAGTATCGTGATCCTGATACAGATGTCATTGGCTATTACGATGCAGAACGGCTAGTGGCGTTTAGTTTGATCAAACGCTATGATACCAAAAATGCACTATGCGCTCAGTTTGCGTGGACGTACAGTCGACCCCGGCTGAGATTGGGAATAGAAAGTTTAAAAACAGAATGTGCTATCTATAGAGCGCGAGGGTTCAAATACTTGTACTTGGATCAAGCACACTTGTACAAGCAAGGCCTGGAAGGCTTTGAACTGTTGGGACCATTACAATAAAGGACACACATGGCAGACATATATCATATTTGGGCAAACAAACAAGGTGACATCACGGACATGGACTGGGTCACCAACATGCGTGGCTTCCTGCAGCAGCTGGTGGACGAGAACAAGATGCAATCGTTTAGAATCACAAGATGCAAACTGGGGTTTCGTAGCATATCAGCCATGCCAGAGTGGCACATCATGATGGAATTCGTTGACATGGCTCAGATGGATAATGCGTTTAAACGTGTTGCTCCACTTGAAGGCGAATTGGAAACCAAACACAAATCATTCAATCAATTTGTTGGTAGTGACATCGAGCATGCGCTTTTCAGAGATTATCCTGATCAGTTATAAGATGTTCTGCGAACATCTGTTGTTTCGCTGTCGCTCACAACATCATTTCTTAATCAAGTCTTGCTAAAGAGCAGTTGTATGTATCTCATCTAGAACTATGAGCCACACTTAGCCCGCACAGGGCTAAGAAAATGGTTGACCTCATCTGAGTCTACTTCACCACACTAGCGTTAGAGCATTACAGAGGCGGTTGTCCGGTACCTCGAGCTCCGTCTTATACAACGGCAGTTTGTACACACACGCAGTCGTATGCACAAGCGCAGGGTTTTTCTCCCTTCCTTTTTGCTTTGTTTTATCTTTTCAAACAATCAAACCACAGCATTTTGTGATCTTCGTCCTGTTAGGGATAGTGATTGAGTGCTTCTTGCAGCGAGAAGACTTCCGTCCCTGAGACTCACGTCCAGGTTTAGGGCACCCGATGTAGACTGGTGCTGGTCGTTACTGCTGATTGTTGCCTGTTAAAGTTGATGGTACTACAGATTTAGATTTTGTTTTTTATGTGTGATCCGTGGACGCGGCACTGAATGTGACCGTTGTAGTAGTCATCTGATTCCAGCACTCGACGTGAAAATTGTTCACGTGCTTCTACGTATGAGCATTCTGATCGTGATTTACAGTAGTATAATATTTCGCGTCGGAAATTGTGTGTGCCTTGCTGATTGATATCTTCTGTGAGATTGGGAGAGCTGCCATAGTACTGTTGCCAGTCAGAGTTGATTTTACTTCGAATTTTTTTACGTTTTTTAGTGCCATTCTTTAATTTTACTACTTTATATGTGGTCTTAGCAAACTTTGCGAGCTTCTTGCCCACGTACATCTTGCCGGTTGTAATATTTGTAATCAAGTAGACAAACCCGACGATATCGTCCGGTAATTCATTTACAAGAGTTCCTTGATAATACCACATGGCATATACTTATCTTTTTACCAATGGGTGGCATATTTTTCATCCACTACTTTACTATTACATTTTGTCTGGCATTCCTGCCATCGAAATGTTTTTAATTCTGTTTCCCAAAATGGGTCCGCTAATACATCTGTTAACGATTGTGTGTGCAAATTAAAATTGTCAGCGATAGTTTGCCATTCGTTGTTATGGCCGTAGCGATTGGCCACCCAACAGCAGGGAAATAGACGCCCGCGAGCATCGATGTATAAACCCTTGTTGCCAATTTCACATAACGGAACTATGTCACTGTTATTTTTTATCTTGCGGTACAAATTGAGGTTAACAGGATATACTGACTCTGTTCTGTTGGTGAACTCTATTTGTTCTCGTTCAAATCTATGTGAACTACTGACATATTTTACACTGGGTTCTAACGGATCATTGACACCGTAGGCGGGATAGATACGACCAAATTTTGTGCTCTTTGTCAATTGAAAAGTGTCGACTCCGAGTTTTTTTGCAAACTCCTGCATAAATTCCAAATGATCTTGGTTGAAACGAAATGCAATAGCAGCCCAGACAATTCGACAACAGCTAGTTGATCTAAGTGTTTGTAGTCCTGCAAGTATGCTATCGTAATCGCTGTTGACACGATATAAATTGTTGCTTGCATTATCATACCCGTCAATACTGAAATGTACTGTGTCGCTGTAGTCTAGTAATTTTCCTAACTGAATCCACCAAGATAATTTTTTATGCGAACCGTTGGTAACAATAACAATCTCAACTGCTTTGACACTTTTGATATATTCAATCACAGGGATTAAATCATGAGCATAGATAGGATCACCGTCGTCGCCGCAGAATGTAATTTTTTCTACATCACTGATAATAAATTCTGGTGTAAAGTTACGCTTAAAAAATTCTAGGTCCAACTCAGTATTGACTAATCCTGCAGGAACTTCTTGTCGAGCACATCTAGGACATTTTAGTGTACACTTGGAACTGATTTCAATATGCCAATGCCAGGTTGCTAAACTCATTTTAATTCTGTCAATGATATTATTCTTTTTTTGGTTTTCGCTACAGATAATAACTGTGTTAGTGCTGCCACGGATGAGTCAATTCTTGTCTGTCTATAACCTAAATTATCTGCAGTTTCGACTAATTCAACCCATCTTCTTACACGTTCGTGTAGTGTCAGCGTAGGATTACTTGCACTAACCCAATTTTTTACATTGTTAAAATTCTCAAACTCTTTTTCTATTCTTAATACATTTTGCATTCTTTCTAACGGTGTGTCTTCAATAATAGAAGTTGTACTGCCAAATGTTATTAAGTCAATAATTCCTGCTTGTGAATATACTTGATATTTTTTTAATGCCTTTAAATTATGTTCATGATCTGCTAAAGTTTCAGTTGGGTACCCTACAATCATTAAAAATACATTAGAAATACCGTACTTTGCACACATTTCTAAATGAAACTCTAGTGCCGCTGTGTCAAATTTCTTGTCCATTGAATATCTAACAGGATCACTGAAACTCTCAACTCCAACATAAATGTAGGAGCAGCCGGCATTTTTCATTTCTTGGTAATTAAGTTCAGCAAACTGCCCAGGT